CGGATGAACTGGCGCAGGCACAGCGGGATAACCCTGACAAGTTGTTCAAAGTGCTGCACATGGTCATGCCGCGTGCAGATTTTGACCCGTCTCGTGCAGACGCCAAGGGCAAAAAGTTTGCCTCGGTTTATGTCCTGTATGCAAAAGACAAAACCAAGTTGTCAGAGGGCGGGTATACAACTTTCCCGTATGCCATTTCTAGGTATGTCGCTGGGCCGGGTGAGTTGTTTGGCCGTTCTCCGGCAATGCTGGTTCTGCCGAACATCAAGGTTCTGAACGATCAAACCAAGACGCTGCTGAAACAGGGTCATCGAACTGTTGACCCAGTTCTCTTAGTTCACGATGACGGCATCATTGATTCGTTCTCGCTAAAACCCGGCGCTTTGAATGCTGGCGGCGTCTCTGCTGATGGTCGGTTGCTGGTTCAGCCTTTGCCAGTAGGAAACATTGCTGTTGGCAAAGACATGATGGACGACAACCGTGTCGCCATTAATGACGCTTTCCTTGTGACGCTGTTTCAGATTCTCGTCGAAACACCGCAGATGACTGCTACAGAAGTCATTGAGCGAGTCCGGGAGAAGGGCGCCCTGTTGTCTCCGACTATGGGTAGACAGCAAACCGAACTTCTTGACCCAATGATTGAACGAGAGTTTGATCTTCTGGCGGCACAAGGTCTTTTACCGCCGTTGCCAGAAGCCTTGCTGGAAGCAGAAGGCGAATACAAGGTTGAGTACGATTCTCCTCTGTCTCGCGCTCAAAGGGCGGAAGAAGCTGCTGGCGGTCTGCGAATGATCGACTATGCAGCCAACATCGCTGCCAACACCCAAGACCCGTCGATTCTGGATCACTTCAACTTTGATGTGATGGTTCCTGAACTGGCAGAAATTCAGGGGTTGCCTGCGCGTTGGATGGCAACGCCAGAACAAGTTGGCGAAAAGCGGTCTGGCCGACAACAAGGTCAAGAACAACAAGCCCTCATTCAAGCGCTTCCAGGTGCTGCCGCAATGGCTAAAGCAACGGTTCAACCCAAACAATGAACTGGCTAGAGCGAGCTAAAGACTTCCTTCTTGTACGCAGACAGGCATACCACCAGACATTCTCTGGCCCTCCCGGCCAAGAAGTTTTGTCTGATCTTGCTCGCTTTTGCCGTGCGTTAGACACAACCTTTCACCCTGATGCTAGGGTGCAGGCTCAACTTGAAGGCCGCAGAGAAGTCTTTCTGCGGATTCAGCATCATCTCAAACTGACTGACGAGGAACTTTGGGCACTCTACGGTCAGCCACGCAAATAGCCCAACGAGGAAACCATGTCTACTGCGCCTGCGGGTACCGCAACACTTACACAAGAACCACAACAACAACAACAAGAACAGACACAACAACCCTCAAAGTGGTATTCGTCATTTGATCCTGACACTCAGGGTTGGATGCAAAACCGTGGTCTTGTGGCAGAAGAACTGACCCCGGAACTGTTTTCAAAAGCCGTTCAAGGTCATCGCAATGCCGAAAAGATTATCGGCGTTCCTGCGGATCAAATTATCCGCCTGCCAAAAGAGGGCGATGTTGAGGGCTATCGGTCGGCAATGGCAAAGCTAGGAATGCCTGCCAAGCCGGAGGAATACAAGTTGCCTGTTCCAGAAGGCGCTGATCCTGAGTTTTCCAAGAAAGCTGCAAGCTGGTTTCATGAAGCTGGTCTGACTCAAAGACAGGCAGAGGCCGTTTCGTCTAAGTGGAATGAGTTTGTTACCCAATTCCAGCAGGATTCGACTCAGCAGTCAGAGCAGCAAGTCGAGCAAGACGTTCAAAATCTTCGCCGGGAATGGGGTGCTGCTCACGATCAAAACATCCAGATTGCCAGAAACGCTGTTAAAGCCTTTGGCATGGATGCAGAAACCCTTGGCAAACTTGAAGCCGCAATGGGCTACAAGGGGTTGATGACGTTCATGCACAACCTTGGAAACAAGGTTGGCGAGGACAAGTTTGTCAGTGGCGAATCTGCTCTCAAGACTCCTGCCTCTGCACAACAGTCTTTGAAGGAACTTGGGCTTGATCGTGACTTCATGGCGGCGTTTATTGATGGCTCTCATCCCGGCCACAAGGCTGCGGTTGAAAAGCGGAATCGCCTCATTGAACAGGCTTACCCACAATGAATGAAGCCGAAATCAGGTTAGGTTGCATTCAAGTTGCAGAAAAACTTGCCTTGCGCGGTCAGTACGACGCGCAGGGTGTTGTAGACATTGCTGAGAAGTTGTATGCTTTTGTCGTGCAAACCCAGCCCATTCGTGGGCCTGGGCGGCCCCGCAAGGACACACCGTAAGCACATCAGCCCCCTCGAAGGTTACGGCTAGGTGATTGGCGACCTACTGCCAAAAACACTTTCTTTTCCAACTTCGGGAGAACCTGAATGTCTTACCAAGCGAATACCGCATTCGTTCAACAGTACAAGAACACTGTTGAACTGCTGCTTCAGCACAACGGCTCCAAGCTGCGCAGCGCTGTTACTAACGGCAACTACACTGGCAAGGCTGCTAAGGCCATTGAGCAAGTGGGTGTTGTCACCCCCGTCAAGAACATGGCGCGTCATGCGGATACCCCGCTGATTTCGACGCCGCAAGACGCTCGTTGGGTGTTCCCCAATGACTACGACTGGTCTGATCTGATTGACGATCAAGACAAGCTGCGGATGATTATTGATCCGCAGAGCTCCTACGCTCAAGCTGCGATGATGTCGATGGGCCGTGCGATGGACGAGGAAATCCTTGCCGCCGCTGTCGGTGCTTCGCGTACCGGCGAAAACGGCACGACCACGACCGCTTTTGATACCAACATGGCGGTTGGCGTTAACGTTGGCGGCACGAACTCTGGCCTGAACGTCACCAAGCTGCGTAATGCCAAGCGTCTGCTGATGGCTCGTGGTGTTGATATCGACAACGATCCGCTGTACGTCGTTATCACCGCTGCCGACCATGACGCGCTGCTGAATGAAATCCAAGTCGTTTCGAGCGACTACAACACCACGCCGGTGATGGTCAATGGCAAGGTGCAGTCGTTCCTCGGCTTCAACTTCATTCATGTGGAGTACACGCTGTCGTCGAATTACCCGCAAGCCGCCGCCAATACGGCACTGGTTAACGGCAGTACCCGCACGCTGCCATACTTTGCCCGATCTGGCCTGCACCTTGCCATGTGGAACGATCTGTCAGTGTCAATTGATCGTCGTGCTGACAAGCGCAATTCCACGCAAATCTACGTTACCGGCACCTTCGGCGCGACCCGCACGCAAGAAGGCAAGGTCGGCACCATCGCGGCGATCTAATAGGAGAAATACATGGCTACCTTTTACTCTACCCAACTTGGCTCTGCCGCTGCTGGCCCGGATTCGCTTCCTGTTTCCAAAGCTTCTGCCCCGGAATACGGCGGCACGGTCAAGATTTTCCAAGCCACGATCAACCTTGCCACGGTCAACGGTGGTTCTGCTGTCACGACCAGTGACAACATTGCCCTTGCGGATGTGCCTGCCGGTTACAAGTTCTTGTTTGGCGTAATTTCGACTTCTGCCACGCTGGGAACTTCTACGGTTGCTATCGGCATTACTGGCGCAACTGGTGCGTACCGCGCAGCCGCTGTTTTTACCACGACTGATACGCCGACCTTCTTTGGGCCTGCGATTACTGGTGGTGCTGCGGCAACGCTTACGGCAACGACCCGCGTTCTGCTGACTCCGGCCGTGGCCAACCTGCCAACTTCTGGTACGGTTGTTGTTCAACTGTTCTACGCGCTGGACAACTAAGTAGACGGGGGGCTACGGCCCCCTGTTTTCTTAAGGAGAAAACATGGCAGTCCGTCGTTATGCAATGACGCTGGCAAATGCCCAGCGGGCGGGGGCGGATGCCTCTGTCAACATCACCAAATCCAGTCCCGGCGGTACGCTAACTGGATCGAACATTGTCGAATTCAACATCGAAGATGGCAGTGGAACCAAAGCCGACATTCTCAAGGCTCTTGAAGCCCTTGAGAACCTTGTTGTTTCTGACACCTGGCCCCCGGCGTAATCATGCCTACCCGTACCTGTACTGTTACAACCGAGGATCAGACGGAAACGGTTGTTTGGACCGGTTTGCTCAACGGTGACGATGGGCAAGCATTTCAAGCATTTTCGTTCCGCGATCAGTCCATTCAATTTGGCGGCACGTTTGGTGCTGGCGGCAGCATTTCATTTGAAGGGTCTAATGATGGCACAACTTGGTTTGTGCTGTCTGACCTTCAAACGTCTGCAATTACCAAGAGTTCGTCTGCTCTTGAGGGCGTTGCTGAGGCAGTAAAGTTTGTCCGCCCCCGCGTTACTGCTGGTGATGGCACTACGTCCTTGACCGCAACTTTGTATTGCGCACGGAGCGTTCGATGAGATACAACGAAGCACTTGAAGAAGTAAAGCGAATGCTTCACGCATTCCGTGCATTTGAGCAAGCGCAACACATTATGGAACTGCTTGCCAATGCTGAACAAGTTCAAGGAGAACTTGCCAAAGCCAATGAAGGGGCGGCGGCTGAATTCAACAAAGTGAAGTCCAAAATTGCTGACGCACAAGCAGAGATTGACGCTGCTAAAGCAGAAGCCAAGGACATTCAATCCGAGGCTTTGAAGAAAGCGACTGACGTTGAAGCAAAAGCAAATGCGTATGCCGCCAAGGTGGCCGCTGACAGCAAAGCGGAATTTGAAAAGACACAAGTTCTTCTTGTAAAAATGCGCAATGAATGTGATGCTGAGGCCGGCAAAATTGCCAAAGCAAAAGAAGAACTTGCGTCTATTGAAAAGAAACTCGCAGACGTAAAAGCCAAAATGCAAGCGTTGTTTAGCTGATTATGGCAACCATAAATAAATTCCACAGTTTTGTCGAGGCGCTCGCCGAGAAGGTCCACAACCTTGGCGCAGACACGCTCAAAATTGCGCTTACTAATAGCGCTCCATTAGCAACCAATACCGTGCTGGCAAACATCACGCAGATTGCTGCTGGCAACGGCTACACCACTGGCGGAAATCAAGCTACACAAACCAGCAGCGCGCAGAGTGGTGGCACATACAAGCTCGTGCTATCCGACGTGGTGTTCACCGCCACCGGAAGCATGGGGCCATTCCGCTATGCCGTGCTCCATAACGAAACGGCGCCAAATGATGAATTGATCGGCTGGTACGACTACGGCAGCTCGATCACGCTGGCCAGCGGCGAGACCTTCACTGTTGACTTCGACCCGATCAACGGCGTGCTAACGGTGCAATAACAATGACTGCCCTTATTGACCGACTTTTGCAACCGGACGTTGCAACACTTCCAGATTGGCAAGCGGCCGAAGTGCTAAACGCACCAGATCAAACGCTGCCTGTTGTTGTTGAGTGGAAGCAAACCGCCGTAGGCATTGGCTTAGTGATGAACGCACTAGGGCCGCAAGACGGCGCAGCACTTCTTGAGGCTTTGTCTTCAATGGAAAACAACAACCCGTTGTTGCGCTGGGGACTTCGAGCCTTGCAACAAAACGGACTCGACTTTTCTCTCGTCAGCACTCGAAACCAGATTGAAGCGCTAGTTGCCGATGGGTTGCTCACGCCAGCGCAACGCGATGCATTGTTTTCAATGTCACGCCGCGAGCGGTATCCATCGTGGTCTGAATTTCACGGGATCGCGGTCGATGCGCGTGCGGTTGGTCTTGCTCGCGGGGCGAAGGAGTAGTTATGGCAGTCGCAAAGTGGTCTAGCGTTTCTTCGCGCAGCAGTAACCTAGCCGGCACTTCGCTAAACTCGCTCGCCAATGGTTCCGAGTCAAGCCGCGTCACCTACGACAACAGCACTAACCGTAACCTGTATGGTTTCGTAACAATCAAGCTTGGCAGTATCACGCCGGCAACAGGCGGCAGCATCACTTTGCGCGTCACCGCAAGCGATGGAACTGACCTTGGCGATGCAGTTGGCGGAGATCAATATGCAATGCCGTTGACCAGTGGCGCGTCTGCAAAAATCGTCAACATTCCTATGGTTCGGCTGTACCCGTTTTCGCTAAGGTTTAGCATTGTCAACAATGCTGGCGTTGCCTTTGCATCCAGCGGAAACGAAATCTACGTCACCGACTTTAACGAGGATGTGACTTAATGCCGCGCGGCGTGTCTGCCGTTGATGAGGCGCGTCTGCAAGGGCGGTTGTGGACGCCGGAGCTAATGGGCAACCGGCAACCGCTGCATTGGCTTGAGTACGGAGTAGACGCGCTGTCGATGTCTGGCTCGACAATCACGGGCCTTACCCCGAGCCGTGGTCGCAGCCGCAACAATTGGGCCGCCAAGTCTGGCGGGACAAATCCAACGCTTGTCACGCGCAACGGATTCCCAGCCGCGCGCTTTGACGGGTCGCAACCGATGACCCACATTGCCACATCAGTTTCTGGAATTGCTAATTGTACGCTTATGTTAGCCGGGTATATGATTTCTGGCGGGGCAAATGAGGATATAGTTTTTGGATTTGGAAGTGCTTTTAGTGGGCGGTGGATATATCGACTCCCCAATAGTGGTTCTATGGGTTTTGCTTCTTGGAGTAATGATATAGGAAGCAGTGGAACCAGTTTTGACATCGCAGGTATTCGACCAAATGTTTTTGCCGTCAGACAAACCGTAAGTGACGTACTATTTGATAGAAATGGATCAATTGGGCAATCTACGG